TCAGGAATTATTGCAACAAAATCATGCCATGTGGGACAAGTGGCAGTTGTTTGTTAAAACTGTGCGTCAGTGATTAACCGTTGAGACTCCACAGTCTCTGAAAGTCTGCAAAACTCTGCGAATCAAAACCATTGTCAGTAACTGACTGTGTCACATATGTGACTCTGTTGGCAACACCGCTGCCTGTGACCAATGTGAAGATGGTGGAGGTGTTGTTAGTATTGATGATTCCAAATTGTGCATCCTTGTAGGCAATGTCAGCTCTAAATTTCGTGCCATCAGGTGTGGACAATGTTTGTTGCACAGTGGTCAATGTGCGGCTTGCATCTTGAAACACAAGATATTTTGCACCTGTGCCCAATGTTTCAAGAACCACGCCTTTGGCAGTGAGAGAGAAATTCAATGTCTCTGGTGAGGTGGATGCTGGGTCTGCTAGTGTGTTTGTAAACTGTATAAATGCCATACAAATATTTATTCTATGCAGTGGTAATATTTAGCAATATACAAAAAAAAGGGCCCCGCAAGAGGCCCTTTTTAACTGTCCCAGGACTTACTGGGTGAAATGATTTTCTTTTTATATCCCGACTACTTTTTTTAGAAGTAGACTGATTGTGTTCCAGGCTGGAACGCAACACCGAGACCGGTCAAGATAATTACATGGTAGTAAAGATTTGCGCCGAAGATGTTGTCTACCACACCATAACGTGTTAATAGACCGACTCTAGGAGCAAAATCATTAGGACCAATAGTTCTCTGAACCATTACCGGAATGTACGGACAATAGATGATACCAGTGTCGTAGAATTCCGGACCCTTGTAACCAAGGAGAGCGTACTCGAGACGAGGGCCTGAGCGCGTTGTACCGGTGGGGAACCCACCGTCACCGCCGAAGTTTCCTCCGGCGTGGGCTTCAGCCTGTGCTTCTGTACGTGTATCGCGGTATACGTTAAACCGACCAGCAAGTGAACCTACCTTGGCAACGCCAACGGGCTGAGTGTTAACATTACCCTGTACCGGAACCCACTGGAATTCGGGCAGCATCTCAAGAATGGCGCACACACGAGGTGTTGCCACAATGAAATTTGCCGAACCACGGCGGTTACGAACAGCAATTCTGTTAGCCTCAACAATTAGTCTCTGATAGAAGTCGCGATTGCGCTCAACGAGCCAACGGCCATCTGCGGAGGCAGGGGACCAGACTGAGAAGCCTGTTCCTAAGCCAGCGTTTAGGGCTGTTTGGATCATACGAATGATCATTTCACGGTCGATTTCGGCCTGCAACTCATACGACATGGCGTTGGTGAGTTCGGTATCGATATCAATGCCGTTCATGTTCTTAAGATCCTGCTCGAGTTCAACAGACCAGCGGGCAGCGAGCCTACGAGTACCAGCCTCAACGGCTGTCTTTTCGAAGCTAACTACGACCTGGGGAATGTTGGAGGTTAACTCAAAGTTGGCTAGCAACTGAGCAACACCTCGATCCTGAGCTTTTATGGAGAAGAAATCGTTACCCGAGAGGGCAGACGATGAAACGCCAGTAAAGCGAGAATCTAGGTATTGGTAACCTAATTCGGCACCAGAAGACTGATGTTGCGGACCACCAGCAAATGAACCATTGGTTAATGAACCATCTGATCCTCTGCCGTTTGTGCTACCAAGAGCAGTACCTTCGTACTTATAACGTAGAGCAAAAGCGAGACCTACAGGACCGCTCATGGGCTGAACACCAACGATTTCGTTAGTGATCAACTCAGGGAACGTACGGCGGATCATGGGGATGAGGATCTTAGGGAGACGTGCATCGTTTGGAGCATAAGCACTGTCATTCTGGGAAGGGAATTGATTGCCTTGTGAACCGGGATAAACCGATCCGCCAGCAAAAACACCGTTTCCTAGTGTGGATGAACCACCTGACTGATTAGCTTCAAAACACCACTTCTCTTGGTTTTCCAAAAGGATGGCGGTGTTCAAACGTGTATGATCATCTTCAATCGGTGCCACATTGTTCGAAGAGTAATCCAATACTGGACCCCATTTTTCGAGCAATACTTTGGCACGCGACTCATCGATGTAAGCCTGTGTAGGACGAATTTGTTTTGACATATATTAATAATTTCCTATGTAACTTGTCGACCTTTTTATAAACTATTCAGGGGCTTAAGCCCTCAATTAAATCTTTGTTAAAAAATTAGTATTTTTTAAGCTCATTCATGTAGAAACCAAACGCGGGTGAGGGTTCTTCATGAATGAGATCAGAAGCTGATTCTTCAATAACAGGTCTGTCAACATTGGTTGTTACAGATTCTGTCACGGCTTCTGTCTTAAGATTAGAAAGACGCTCTTCTTCAGTTTTCTCAAATAAATTGAGTGTGTAATCAAAGTTCTCTTTGATGAACTCAGATGACTTGCCATTGAACATTTTCTTCATGTAAGCCCTTCTGTCTTCATCGAGATCTGATATTTTACCTTCTAAGACGACCTTAGAAGCTAACTTAGCATTCTCATCAGTTAACTTTGCAACCTGCTTATTAGCGGCTTCAAGCTGACTAGCAGCTTCATCAATTTTTGTCTTTCCATCAACAATGGCATCGCGGATGTTATCTTTCGCGAGAATCATGTCTACTGAAAGAACCTTGCGAAGATCTTCGAGAAGCGCAACAGCTCTCTTATTCTTCACAGCTTCATTAATGGCAGCAGTGGGTAATTTCTCATCAATATAAATATCGAGGAACTTGCTCACTTTGTCCACCATGGAAGATTTAAATGCAGCAGCTTCATTGTTCAGCGCTGTCTCATATTTTTCAACAACAGTCTTAAGCTTTTCAGCACGATCAGCATCAATAGCTTCAACAACTTTTTTGAGCTTATCTGTATGATCAGTGTCAATAGCTTCAATGAGTGTTTCCAGCTTTTTTGAATAATCTGTGTCTTGCTCTGATAAAGCTTTTTCAACGTGCAATTGTACTCTTTCATTTACTGTGTTGTTAAAAGCGGCTTCGATTTCCTTGAGCACATCCTCTGTGAGAATGTCTTTGGTTGCTTCTCTAAGAACACTTGATATATTGTTGTTTTCCATATTAAAAAATTTTCTCTTTTAGAGCGTCAGTCATCTTGGCTTTGAGCTTCGATTCAATGACGTTCTGTAAGTATTTATTGGCCTCGGAATAATTTTTCTGGGAAATTGAGCGTAAAAACTTAATTATTTCTGAACTCTCATTAATTTTGCTTTTAACAGCTTTCTTGGCCATGTTATTATTTATCTTGCCTTTGATTGTTTTCTTCTTGTTTTTCATACTTAATTTGCCTTGAGATGTTTAAAGAAGGAAAGAATTTGTTCTTTAAGATATGCTTGCACTTCTCTGCCAGGCAATGTTTTGAGAGTGTTTTCAAAGCGTTCAAACACTTCTTCAAGCTGGCCATCAGCAGCAAGCACATACTGCTTGCTTTCCAGAATGCCATTGACAAACGCTTTGGGGCACGATGGATCAGCAACACAATCAATGGCAATCAAGCGCATGTCAGTGACACGGTTCACACCACCTGCTTCTTCATTTAATTTGCCAAGAGCACGACTGGACATTCCCACTTTAACACCGTCATTGATAAGAGAACGCACAATTTGACCCATGGGAGTGGACAGCACTTGTGATTTGCCTATGACATAATTGCCTTCAGTTTTTAAATTTGTCACAATGTGACAAGCTCTTTCGAGATTCACTTCTGCAGAGGTGGGATGATTCAATTCACCCATGGAGCGTTTTGAATTGACCATTTCCTTGATGTAACGGTTCACTTCACGTTCCATGTCCGTCTTCTCATAAATCCTTTGATTCTTGTTCACTTCATTGCAAACCATGTAAGGGCCTTGAATGTAAAGGCGCGCAGGCCCTTTGGAATTTTTCTCTTCCAGGATGTATTCGAACTGTTCCTCTGGAGCTGGTGTTTCGACTAATAGACGTAAAGCCATAATATTATTTATTAAATAGATGTCTATTTATTTAGACCTAATTCTTTTTCTGTCAAAATCAAGAATTTGTAATTCCTTTTGTCACACCATTTTTTAGCAGCTTCCCATTTCGCCATATTCTGTATGTATCGCTTATTTTCATAAATGACAGTACTATTCTTCTTTTTTCCTGTAACAGGTTGTATCAACTGATTGCTTGGTTTTATTTCAATGATGTATTTGCTAACCTTGTCTGTTTCCTTTATAACTACAACACCATCAGTGATGTATCTGTGAGCCTTACCATCAATGGGATTGATGTATGGTATGATGATGGCTTCACTGGCCCATTCAAGCACATTGGTATTGTCATCGCACCATCTAAAAAACTTCAACTCCCAACCAGATCTGTACACCGGTGGATTGCGCCCTATGTATTTTGATGCATTTCTGGGCCTGTACAGACCTTGTCTGTATTTGTCTGTTTTGTTTAATGGAATCATTATCCAACAAAGAATTGAGGTGGTGCAGCTGCACCCAACCCTGGTGCACCTTCATACAGCTTCTGTTCCAGTCTTTCTTTTTCTGCAAGGCCTTGTGAAAGAAGATCTGTGTAATTGATTTGACCACCACCAAACAGTGTTGTGCCTGTGTATTTACCGCGCACATTGCCCACTGTAATCTTACTTAATGCCAGCGCATACTGATACACCCAGGGCTCTTTAATGATGTCTCTCAGAGGCCGTTCCACATAGCATGGCATGGCACCATAGAAGCGGCTGCCTGATCCAGGTGTGCGCGGTGGTGGATAAAAAACTAGACATTGAGTTCTGTCATCAAATGTGTAATACCTGCGTGTTGCAAGTAATTTTTCGCGAATTTCCATCCAGTTCTTCAATGTGTACCAGCTGATGAGATCGAAGCCATAGTTGCCCATGGCGTAGCTAAAATATGTTTGCTGTGCAAGTGTTTGTTCAATTGTAAACAAAGTGTTCACACCAGAAGAACTGCCTTCTTCAAAATCTATAACATCAATTACTTTTCTGTACTCCATGGCATCATAGTCAAAGCTGTTCACATACCTGTCTTGACTATTGGAAGACGGGTTGAAGTATTGTGCAAGTGTACCGTTAAAGTTAATTACACTCAAATAGTTTGATGTGGTTAAAATTTGATTCTTAAAAATTCCATCTGCATATGTGCTTGATAAGGTTGTTGATGCATTGAATATGTTGCTGTTAATAGAAGACGTTGCAGCATAAACCGTCTTTGATGGTGTATTTGTTTTGTTAAAAAATGGTGTAATGCTGAACAATTCATCCAATCTAATGCCCTTGCCGTCCACATATAAATCTGAGTCAAACACTAAAATTTCTTCTGTGTAGCCTGCATATCTTGCAAACATTTCGCATGATATAGAAATGTTCTCAAACAATTGATCATGATGTAGTTCCAGGTTAATTAAGGGAGCACCAAGACTGCGTGTAATCCTATCACCAAGACGTGAGAATGAGTCTATCTTGCTACTAAGATTAGTACTTTGAAACGCTGTTATAGGCGTTATTGCAGTGCAGTCCATATATATTATTTAATTTATTTAAGCGGTTTATGCCGCGGGAGTAGCAGTTTCACCTCCCGTAGGTGCACTCCCAGAAGCTGCACCTCCACCAGCTGCTGGCGCTTCTGCGCCTGCTTCACCTGCAGCACCACCAGGCCCTGGGCCAAATTCTGGAGGCAATCTTGACCCACCACCACCTGCGGCTCCTCCGCCTGCCGCGCTAGCACCTGCCTCAGGCCCTTGACCAGGTGCCACAGCTCCCAGCTCTCTCCAATTTGGTCCACTGTTTGTAATTTGGTCTAATTCCCAAAGCAGTTGTCTGTCTTTTCTCAAAAATTCTCTGTTAGCCATGAGATCTGTATCTGTCCAGCCAAGATATTTCTTCTGTGCATAAGTCTTTGAAACAAGATCACTTTGTGTGATGGAATTAAAGTTTTCAGCTTTGAGCTGGAATTTTTGATTTTCTCTGAGCTCATAGAAGTTTGTTGGCACATTGAGAGTGATATCCACTTCAGCTTCTCGAAGGTTATATTCCTCCCAAAGTTTCTTCAGCTTTAAATGTGTGATGAATCCGTTCTTGAGACCTGTGGCGAAGCGCTGTTGCTGGCGAATGATGAATCGCGCGAATTTCAATTCTTCGCGAAGAATATCTGTGCCATCCTTGAACACATCTTCTGCATTCAGACGCGTCACAGGCACTTTGAGCGATTTGTAAAGTTTCTGTACAAAATACATCAAGTCAGTCAATTCACCGAGATTTGCACCACCAGGCAATTGAGTCACAGTTGTGCCTTCACTGCCAGCGCGCTTGGCAAACCAGAAGCTATCCAGCATGGATTGTGGATTAAACTTCTGCACAGATGCACCCTGGTCGGCATCATAAGTTCTCTTGGACCAGTAATTTGTCATTAGTTTGCGCAAATATGCCTCTGCTTTGGGCGGGGGCATGTTACCCACATCCACATTAAAAACCAAACGCTCTGGTGCTCGGACCAAGCGATAAATTACAATGGCATCTTCTATAAGTGATAGTTGTCTGTAAGCTCTTCTGGCGTTCTCAATGAACGGTAGTCTCAAAGTCTTTGATTCATTCCATATGCCTGAATTGATGTATGTGACTTGATTCACATCCATGGGCACAAGCTCCACTTTTGAAACTTTACCAGGATTCTTTGAATCGTAAATATTCTTGCGCAACAGATAACCTCTGACAATTTGATTTTGCACATTCTCAAAGATAGGATCTATGAGATCTGGTGGAATAGCAACAACACCCAGAATGCCTTCTTGAGGGTATTTCTTATGAACAATGTGCTCAAAGTATACTTCTGAATCAACTAACAGCTGTCTCAGGTATTCCCATCCTTTGTTCTCCAGATCAAAATAACCTATATATTTTTGAAATTCTTTCTTAAGCTTCTCTTTTTGCTCTTCAGAGAGTGAATCGGCTTTCATCTTGAGCTTGACAATTTCACCATTGTCATCCTTGTTTATAAACTCATCACATATTTCATCTAATGCATCGGCAACTTCTGAGAATGCAGCCATTACTCTGTAATCCATGAGCCGGCGGCCTTTGTCAGGCTGCAAGTTGGCATACATGTAGTTATGATAGTCTTTGTTCTGAATTACATTAGCGTACAGATCATCTGTGAATGCAAGTGAAGAAGAGATGGATTGCCTTGACAGGGCTTCTTCACGATGTGTGCCTTTGTCAAAAAAATCTTCGTATTTTGGATTGAGCGAGTTGATCCTGTCTTCAATATTGAGAGATTGGTAGGGTAGTTTAGATGATATGTATTTCATCAAATCTCTGCCGAATGTACTCTCTCTGTTAGATTCTTGGTTGGCCATATGGATTTATTATATTTATATGCACTATTCTAAACTTAAACTGTAATTGTTCATTTATTAAGAAAATGATGTGCCAGAATCAATGTTAGTGTATTGTGGTGTGCCAGATATGGAAACGGTTTCTGTGTCGCTCACTAGCCCTGTGCTAGCGGGATACATGTATGTGTTACCTGTGAGGGTGTCATAATCTGTTAGTATTGATGCGGCCTGGAAGTTGCTGTTGATAAAATAAATGTTACCCACAGGATTCTGCATGTAAGGGAACAGCCATCCTTTGATAATGAATGATGTGTCGCCAATTATACGATATTTCTCATTAGACTGCATATCAGTTGGATATGTGAGGTTCACTCCTCCATCCCACAGCACCTCGCTGCGTATCTCTTGTGGTATGTCAAACCCGTTGGGTATTATTGAGTAGGGTATCTTCCAAGAGATGATAATGTATGGATTGTTATATGGAACAAAATTTGAAATGATTTGATCCATGTCAGATTGAAACTTTGTTACAATGGACATGGATACACCAATGTTAACGGGCACAGGAGTCCTGTAATATTGTGAGGTGGCGCTTGTAGCAGTTTCTGTTGCACCTCTGGTAAGATAGAAGCCGCTAGTTTTATTGAAAACACGTTCCTCATCTCGTGCAATGTTTGTTATGCACACTGATACAACTGGCACAGTTAAATTTTGTGATTTGTTAACAATGTCATACAATACCCGCTCTTTTGGTGCATATACATACCTTACTTGCACTTTGTTTTGTGGAATGCGGTTCTTGTCGTAACGCTTGATAATAATGTCATCAAATGCAGCAACAAACTGAGTTATTAAGTCTTTTATCTCAAAATGAAATGTTTCTAGTTTCACTATTATATTTATTAACAAATACGCTCAATAAAAGATTTAGGCAGCTTATCTTTTGTACGTTTGAGCGTATTAACTATGTTGCCATCAAGAATGTACGTGGTTGAGAAATCATTTTTACTGCGCGTTGCGCGGCCACATGCTTGTACTAAAGAGTTAAGCATCTTGTTTTCATACCAATCCTTATCAACATCAAACAATTTTTTAATGCGCTTGGAAGATAATGGTGGAAAAGGCAGCTTGATAATAATTTGAAATCTGGCCAAATCGTCCTTTAAATCCACACCAAAAGATAGTGACGGCGAAACTAGAATGGTAGGGAAATCAGCTTCATAATGCTGCCTTAAGATTGCTTCATTATTTGCCAAATCATCCCGAAATAAAAATCTCTTGTTGTTTGATAGTTTATTCTTTAAGAAATTTGTAATGTCGCGCGAGTGTGTATGAACTATTCCTTTTTCTGTTTTGTGATGATCTATTATCACTTTAATTTGCTCGCAAATGTTGGGCAATATGTTAGTTAGATTTTTGTAATTTAATTTATTTTGAGATGAAACATATATTGGTGACTTCTGAGGATTAAAATCGCTTTCCACTTCCACATATTCATAGTCTTTAATGCCAAGAGTTTTAGCAAAATTTACATGGTCAATAATTGTTGCAGACATGAGCAACACATTATCGGCATGGTTAAAGATAAATTTTGTAAGACGGTCCGCCTTGAGTGGTGTAATAGTTACCTTCTTGCTGTCTTTATCAATAACAAACTCACAATCTTTCCACAGACTGTCCACCATGGTAAGAGAATTGTGTAAATTCTTCAGGTATTGTAATTTTATTTTTTCTGGTTGTGAAAGAGTGCGCTGTTTTTTATTAACTCGATTGATAAGGCTATTAATCTGCTCGCTTACATTAAAAATCAAATCGTAAATCCATGCTCTTGTCTTATCTTTGTTATCTGTAATGAGTGAGCTAAAACTAATGTCGTATTGCTTTAAGCGATCATAAACAACCTCTGCTGAGAACCGTTTGACTAATTCTTCTTCGAGTTCAGAAGCCTCATCACAAATAATAAAATTCTTACGCTTAACATGATTAGGCAGTGCAAGAAACATTTTATAATTTAACACAGAAAAATTCGACAAAAGAGATTGATTGCGGGCATTATAATACGGGCAGCGATTCTTCTCCCAGCATTCATCCCTTATCTTGGAAACAAGCACACATGGAGCTGTCTCCACATCAAAATTTGGATCTACATCACAAATGTAGTTAGATTTGCCTTTGAGAATGTCAGTATCAGGAAAGAGTTTCAAGTATTGGTCTTGCAGAGATTTTGTAATTGTTAGTGCAAATGTACCAAAGGGTGGTTGAGAGAGACAATCCACCTCATTAATATAATTACCGGCAAAGTCCTGCTTGTAGGCTGCATATGTGTTGACACTGTTGATGAACGTTTCATTGGGTCGGGAGCCAAGCCCGGACAGAGTTTTCGCCAGAAAGCTTTTGCCTGTGCCTGTTGGCGCACAACAGATCACAAACTTCTTGCCATTGTTGAAAGCTTTTTCTACACCACGTATGAGTTTAATTTGCTGCTGACTTGGCTCATATTCTTTTGGAAAATGCGATAGATATCTGCTGAACACAATTATATTATATACTACAAAAAAGTAAATTAAACTATATTCACTATGAGTCGTTTATTAAACAACTTTGACGTTTTCTCAATGCCCAGTGTCTTGATAATATCAGACAAATTTTTATTTGTTTTGCAAAATGTATTTACTGAATAATCAAATACCGCTTTTTTATTTGCAATATTAAATGCAAAAGGGTACGGGATTTCATAGATAATTTTTTTATTATTTTTTTCTTCGCAAATTAATGTAAAGACACAAAAAAAGTCCTTAACACAAAAGAGAATAATTTTCCCTCTTTTTACAATCTTATTCTCTAATGCAAATGTCACATTGTGCTGCAAAAAGGCGGTTATGCCCCGTTCAATCTGTTCAACTGACGTCATGAATTCATGAACCTCATTTTTTGCTGTGCATCTAGCAAAGAGAGACGCTCATTAAAGTATTTCCAAAATTGTTTATTTGCCGGTATGGCTTGAATCATGTCACATGCTGCCATGTTGATGCTTCTGTAATCTTGCATGAATATATCCCAGGTTATTAGAACGTTCTTAGCTGCAGGATCATATTTTGGGTAATTAATGGCGCGACGATAATTAAGAGCTATTCTGCCTTCGGGGCTCATGAGAAGCGACAAAGCGTTTGTGCAAAGCATTCTTCTCGTAGGAGGTGCACCCAAGCGTGGTCGCTTGCGCAAGAACTTAATTTCCACTACGTTGTTTAGAAGAAGACCTTTTAATGTGGGCAGCGACAGTTTCATTATCTTTTGTTATTGAACATATACCAAAAATGCGTTGCTCGTTTAAAAATAACCCCTTCTTTAAGCTGCCATGGTTTTCAATGTCAAGATTGGCAACAGGCACACCAAGGTTGTTAGGAAAGCAAACATAATCCCCCACTTTGACATATTTTGCACATGGTCCACAAAGTATTACTTCACCTATGCGCCACGCTTTTGTATCTGCATTAATGGGAATAACAATCCCATTGCGCACAATAGAGGTACCATCTTCAGTTTCATCAGCATACTTTACAAGTAATACATCATCAAGAACAGATTTAATATTATAACCGTAAAAAACGGAATTGAAGCTATTTTTTGGAAGTTCAGACAGATCAAGCAGACTTTTTTGTGTTGGTAGAAGATCAATATTTGCAGGCATACTGTAATTTAATTAGATGTTATGCTTTATCAATGTCTGCTTGCTGTAAGGTGCCAATATAATTGCGTATTTCGCGTTGTGAGAGCTCTATATTTTTTGCAATTTGCGCAATAATTTCGTCATCCTTTAGGTCTTTAGGTTCCTTAGTTTTCTTAAAATATGTTATTTTCTTGGCCGACACACGAGGAAATGTGGCACAGAATAATGCAAATAGATCTTTTTTAGATTCAAAAACGCCAATATATTTGTTCAGCGTGTTTGATACTTTGGCAAGTTCAGATGAATACATACTCAACCAGCGATTGACTAAAAACGGTTGAAACTCTGACTCTTCGTCTATTGAATTGAGACAGTTTTTATTCTTTGTGAATGCAATATTTGAAATAAAATCAAATATGGTCATTAGCTAATGACTTTTGAAGTCGCAATAAAAATGTCATCATTAAGCTTGTAGAAAAGCTCAACTACTTGCTTCATGAATTCAATTGATTGGCCGTCTGTAAGATTAGTCGAGTAAGCAAAAGCAGGCGCTTTCTTTCCAGCAACAACATTAATACCAGTATGACCAAGAGCCACATTGTTGGAAGAATATGTGATGCTCACGCTGCATTTGCCCTTGGGCTGTGTAACACCACCTTGTGTGTGTTCCTTGTGCACAATTAAATCATCACCATTCACTTCAATTGGTGTGCTGAGATACTGAGTGCTCAAGATGTTAGCTATTTGTGTATTGAATAGTCTCTGCCATGCAACTGCTCCAAATGGATCCAGGTTGGGTATCTCCCAAAGAAAATTAATTGCATCATCGCTGTAAATGTAGTCATTGTTTAGGACGTCTTCTGTGTCAATCATTCCGTCTGCTTCAACATGCATGGGTGAACGGAAAGCAATAATATTACCAATTGGCAGAGTTCTTTCACGAAAAAACTTATATGCAAATCTGGAGTGAAGTAGCTTACCATCATATACCTTAACGTCATTTAAAATCATGTTACAATAATAATGTATTGTTTGGAAAACTCAAGCATCTTTTATTACTATTTTTTTGAGACGCGCTAGTGCTGCAGGTCCATGGCCAAGTGAAGGTGGCATGCCAACAATGTTGAACGATTCAAAGAAATTTATGTTGGTGAAGAACCGCTGCACATTGTTTTGTAAGCATTTTGCATTTACTGCACCTTCTAGTCTGTATGCATCAAGGTGATCAATGAATGATGCATCATACATTTTATCAAGAAAATAATCTATGTCACAAATAAAAGCGGAGAAATCCATTACGTAATTATTAGCAGGCTCAATGTCACGTGCATGGGTTTTGTGTAATATGATATTATTTGTAACTTGTATACTGTCAACTGGTGATATGCCCTTGTGCTGGGCATATGCGTTTATTTGTGTATTATCTTCAAGACGATTGAGTAAATTTATATGTTTAACTTCTGGTGTATTTCTGTAGAAAGTAATTAACGTTTCAAAATCTTTAAAATTTGTATGTGTAAAGAATTCATCATCCTGCACCCACAACACATCAGAAATGCCTTTTTCTTTTAAATGATGCATGTGCTTTAATATTGTGCTTCCAAAACTCATATTTTTATAAACAAAAAATTCACAGTCTGGTAATACGGTTTTGATTTGTTGTGCTAAGGTTTTGCAGTGCTCAACGTCCATGTTATGAAAATTGAGTGTTTGATAATCAAGCAACTGCATAGCATTAATTTTTCCCGAATTTTTACATAATGCTTCAATGAGAAAATCTCTGCTCTTACCATCACTGCCTGGTGACCAATGTGAGTTTCCCTTGTATGTTTGGGTAAAATTAGCAATACGCTTCATTAACTATGCTATTCAATGGCTTCTGTGACAGTGTCATTATACTTGTAAGTTCTCATGAATTTATCTATGTGATGGCTTGTTTTTGCTTCTTGATTGATTTGTGATGCCCAAGCCCAATCCTCACCATACATTAGGTCTGGAAAGTGGTACTTCTGTGCCAAGGTCCTCTTCCAGAAACAACAGTGCCATGGTGGCCGCTTTGCATCTGGAATCTGTACAGCGTCATTTTTCGGATAGCCAAGTTCAAAGGTCAATTCATACCGCGGTGAATCATTTATATACACATACTCTTTGAAAGTAATAACGTCCACCTCAGGATGCGCGTCAATTGCTCTCACAGCTTCCTCAATATAAAAATCATGTACCATGTCGTCATCATCCATGAAAGCAACAAAATCACCACGTGCAATATATAGCAATGATTCGCGCTTGAATCCTATGGAGCGTTTTTTATTGTCCAGCAATACTAGCAGCTCAACATCATTAGGATTGGATAATTTATTAACTTGTTTTTCAAGACAATTAAACAACTCAAGCATCTTGCCTGCCACTCTGTTGGGTGTGGAAGGTATCAGGATGGAAAGCTTTGGTTTTGGAGAGTGTTTGCTCATTTTTGTTTACCACAATCGACCTTTGTCCAGTCAGGGTCAATGTTGAGATATTTACCTAGTTTTTTTACAGCTGCAACTCTTTCGGGGGCAAGGTCATGCCAAAGCTGATCACTTATCCTGTCGTGATTATCTGAAAGCATTCTATCAGCTGTGCTGTCTTTTTTTCTGCCTCCGTAAATCCAGTGATTGTGTTGAATGTGCATATCACGTCGGTACTTTATTCTGTCAAATGCATTAAACGTTTGATACATCCATTGATCAGACCAATTGATTAAGAAGTCTTCCTTGCAGAAATAACCAAGCACTTCATAATATTTTCTATGTACAAAAGCATTAACGCATATTTCATCCCGATCGCGATGCCCGTCATAGCAATGCACAAGCTTGATGTTATCTGCAGGGCAATTTGTTTTGTTAAACTCTTTCAAAATTTCTTTATCCCAATCTGGTGTCATGAAGATCATGTCATCACCTACATAACCAAACAGCTCATTGTCTGTATTAGCAGCTAAAATATTCCATATGCGATTAATACCAATGAACTTTCCATCATTTTTAATATCAACAATACGTACAAATGGTATTGCTTGAGCAATTTTATGAACAATGTCTCGCTTGGGATCGTCTTCATCAACACCAAAAACAAGCTCCACATTATTGATGTCACTCACTGAGGTCATAATGGAGCTAATGAGTGTTAGCTTGAGATTCAATCTTTCTCTGCTTGGTACAAGCAAACTTATTTTCATTTTGGTTTTATGGATCTAAGAAATTTGACAACATCTTCCTTGGTCGTATCTGGCACACAACCTTGCCATGCAGGCATGTATCCATGTTTTTTCTTAAACCACTCAGCTCCTTTTGTGAGGTTTTCTTGCCAATCTTTTCTTGGCCTTATGGTGCTACTCTTTTCAGAACATTCGATTTCATCTATGTAATCCATGCTATTGGCCAGATCTGGCCAATTCCAGTATGGTGTAGAATACCCGGCTCTGAATATACGATAATCATGATCCACATGATCAAAAGCGTTGAGAAAATCCTCATCTATTAAACCAACCTTTTCAAGCACTTCTCTGGTGTAATAGCAAAATGCACCAACACTGGCAGGATTAATGGCCACCTTTATGCTGCCATAGTCAACAACAAACCGTGGAGTTGGTTTGCCACCAGATATGTTATTTTTATTTGCAGGCCCATGATAGGCAAAATTAAAGTGCTGTATGCCTGTTAAATTTCGTGCTTCTATGTATTTGTCAAAAACAGCAGGATCTTTAACAACAATATCATCTTCAATAACAAAGATGTGATCGCAATTTTGCTCAAGCAGATATTTGAATGCTTTGTTTTTTGTTTTGCCAACACCAAGGTTTTCCTTGTTGTGAATGTATTCGAATTTACGCATGCTATGCAATCTTCCAACATCTTCAAAGTCAGCACCATCATTAACAACAACAAGCTCAACGTTTTGCGGTATTGATTTGAAGCATTTTACAAAGAACTTGGGTCGATTGCATGTAATTATACCTACTCCAATCTTTTGCATATTCAGATATATTAGTATAAATAACAGAGATGGCAATCAATACTTCAAACAGTAACATAGTAAGCATAACAAATTTACCACAAACACAGGAAGCTGTTAATGGTGATTTGTTAATCATACAGACAGACAATGGACTGCAAACCATTGATTTTGAGAATTTTAATGCTGTAAAGACTGATGCTTCAGGAAACGCGACTGTCATAGGCAGTCTCTCTGGTACAAATTGTTACTTTACAAACGTTAATGCACTGTGCACAGTTGCCAGTTTAAACTATGCATCAAACAATCAAGCAGGCATATTTGCTCCAACTGATTATTATAACAGATTCACAATTAATGGTGGTATTGTAACCAGCGCATCATATGTGCTAGGCTCACCAGAGTACCAACACATAAACAACACTGTATTGCCTGCATTAACTACATTTCAAAACACACTCTACAAGATTGTAGTGGATGAATCAAGCACAGATGCTGGTCAAAATTTTGTTACTGTTCTAGCAAACAATGCATCACAACAATATTATCTTGCCGGGTTCTTTAGCAGATATCCTACTGTTTCTCCAGGTTCCATACAACCACAACATTTTACGCTAATGACAACATCACAACTGTCCACCTTTCCATATGTTAATAATGTCATTAATGATGGGCTGAATGGATTAACATTTACTGTGAATACCGGGTACAGGGTGCCTCAGGACACATCGTTTTACTGGAGATTGTTGTATACTTATACAACAGTATAAGACAATGCTTTCTCGAGTTGAACAAGTCGTTGACGGAGACCTGTTTGTCATTCAATCTGGTGATTTTACTAAAGCTATTGATTTTACAAATATTAATCTCCTAAAGACAGATGTTAATAAAAATGCCACGGCTGTAGGTAACTTGTCTGGACACAGCAGTTACATTGAATCTTTTTCTGCAATAAATACAATCACAAGCAATACATTCTTTGCAAATGGATTGTCTGGTGTGTCTTTAAGCGCAAATTTCAACAACACATTCACCATTAACGGTGGAATGATTACAAGATCCACAAGTGTCACCGGTTCACCAGAATATGTGTTGCTCACAACCACCACCCTGTCAGCACTCACAACTTATCAAAACACATTGTACAGATACATAGTTGATGAATCAAGCAGCTCTGATTGGATCAATCCAAGCTTGAAGTATATGACTGTTTCACAGAGCACCAACACAGCAACATATGTATTATCCGGCTTTTTTACACGCAATCCTCGTCTCACATTGGGCGAGCTCAAGCCATTTCATTTCTTCTTCACACCTGTTGTCACACTCTCCAGTCAGCCGTTTGTAACAGAAATAAGTGCCGACATCCACAACAATTTGGTTTTTAAAATAAGCACCGGTTACCGCGTCAAATATCAAACACCCTTGCTGTGGCGTGTGTTTTATTCGGAATTAATTTGAGTGGAATAAGAGTGCTTTGTTGAGCTTCACCAAAGCTTTGCGAGGATGTATGCCTTCATCAAGTAGCCGTTTGTACTCAGCTCTGAAAGCTTTGACAAATGTCTCTGATAATCTGAAGTTTTTTGGGTAAAACTCTCTTTTAACTGTCTTGATGTATTTGAAGCTTTCCAGAAGCTCTTCATACTTGTCATTGAACTGTGCCATGTTATTATTTAAGGCTAGTGATGATTCTTTTTGTGACTGCCGCTTCAAATTTTTCATCTTTCAAGATACCCTTTTGCATGTTCAAGAGTTGCTCCATTTTACTCAAGTTCTCTGTGTCCAAGATGCTCTTACCCTCATCAATAAGATCTCCTTGATTGTCAATGTAAAGTTTACACATTTCTACGCGTTGCTCAGGATTGCCAAAGATTTCTATCATGGGCGGTCTGTCATCTTCTTTCATGAATGGACAAACACCTTTGGACATCAGGTTGCGTGCTATGGCTTTGAATATGTTATCAATTTCCTCAATAAATTCTTTGTCAAGCTCTCTGTTTTCTTTTATTTCCAGCTTAACCGGTGCAGCTCTGGTGATGGGGATGAACAGTATTATGTCAATTGCGCGCATGCTTTCTTGCACAAGAGGAATGCATTTGTCAATAAATTTTTTATCAATATCTGAAGCTTGTTTTTCTTCACTCCACAATGAATACACCAAATTATCTAGTGGACAGCGATCGAATATAATTTTGTCACCTTTGGATGTTTTTTGAATGTCATCAATGAGACAGTTCAAAATCTTCCATTGTCCATCCTTATCAACTTTTTTATTAATGTTAAGCTTTTCATCCTTGAGAACTTTTCTGTATGATTCCTGAGAACGATTGTAAGCAGGCCAGTGTTTTATAAAATCATTTATAAACGTAGTTTTACCTTGGCAAGATGTACCTGATATGGCGATTCTCATGTTATACTTTAAGAGCTTTGTTCCAAATTACAAGCTGCAATCTGGGGCTGAATTTAAAATTATGTTTCTTGCAAAACTCAGCAACCATGGGACATTTTTCAGTGTGTTCATCTCTGCTGCCACAACAGGGCATGAGCCAAATACGATCTGTTGGTACTTTACAATCTTGCACGTATTTTTCGAGAATTTCATTCACTTCATCTTCACCGCTAACAACAAATTTAAATCCAGACTTATTTTGAGCATGCCACTTCAGCACTTCCGGTTTGTATCTTTTTTCAACAGGGTCACCATTGTTGCTTAATTTTGGTGATGTAGTAAACGTAGCACCCCAGTCTTTCCATTGTTGATCAGGTAATATTGTTGCGTTGGTTTCAAAATCAATCTTTGGTACGTAGCCGAATCTAAAAATATATTGATCTACAAGTTCTAGAAGGGCTTTCTGCTGAATAAGCGGCTCACCGCCGGTAATTTTCCAGATAGCACCATCCCTTAAATGACATTGATAACCACGTTGCGTCATGTAATCAAATACTTCATCAAAGGTCATTCTATTTTTTACTGACCAGCTAATGAAACTATCACATCCATTGGGTGCATCTGCAGATGCAAAACCTTTGCATGTCAAGTTGCACATGGACAGACGCATAAATACTGAAGGACACCCAACATATTCACCTTCACCTTCCAGTGTATAAAATATTTTGTCGTCGCTTAGGAAGATAGTTTGATCACTCATATGCTTGTACTCTATTATAGTGTATTTTTATAATAATCAATAGTTAAATCTAATCCTTCATCAAAAAAATCAATCTGAGGCTGCCAGAGCAGCTTGGTCTTTATTTTGTTGGAATTAATTTCATACTTCAAGTCGTGACCCTTTCTGTCTTCAACAAATGTAATTGTATCTTTGCTTTTGCCTAATTTATTCAGGACATGTTCAACCAGATCTATGTTAGCCACGGTGCAACCAGTGCCAATGTTGTACACTTCACCGGCAATGCCTTTGTTGAGCACACACAAGATGGCATTGCAATGATCCACCACATGAATCCATTCTCTCACATTTCTGCCATTGCCATAAACTGGTATCAATTGATCTGTTAATGCATTGGTTATGAGCTTAGGGAGCAATTTTTCTTTATTTTGCCTGGATCCATAGTTGTTGCAACACCTGGTAATGCAGGTGTCCAGATTGTAAGTTTTGAAGTAGCTGTTCACAATGAGATCAGACGACGCTTTGGTGGAGGAGTACACAGAACTTGGATCAAGTGTTGTGGTCTCTACAAAAGCTTGTTGTTCTGAATTATCAATGGATCCATACACCTCATCTGTGCTCACATGCACAAACCGCTTGATGTTGCTTTTTCTGGCAAATTCCAACATGTTGAAAGTGCCCAGAACATTGGTTAAAACGAATATGTCCGGTCTATGTATGCTGTTATCTACATGCGACTCAGCTGCCAAGTGAATCACGTAATCAATGCTATCTATGTATGGTGAAACACAGGCCAGTTGCTCACTCTTGGATATGTCCACTTTATGAAAAAATAAGCGCATGTTATGAGACATTTTCTGTTTAAAATGCAAATTTGCAGCATATGTTTCATTATCAAAGCAGTGTACATTTGCGTCTGTTTTTTGCAGGAGCACTTCTATCAAGTGTGAACCAATGAAACCCAGGCCACCTGTAACAACAATGTTCATTATGTTGATAATATAGGTTATAAAAGAAGATTATCCAGAATAAATACATGTAGATGTCGAAAAAGAATAGACAGCTCAAGAAAGCTGTTAAACCCAAAGATGAAAATGGTATCATAAGAAATGACATATTTCTTAACTTTAGAATTGATCAGAAATTTCATTTAAATGACCATCACAAATCTTTCGTTGAAAAAGCCATGGATGAAGCATCACAAATTTTATTCTGTGATGGACCTGCAGGGTCTTCCAAGACATATCTAGCTGTGTATGTAGCATTGACCATGCTCAAGGACAAAAAGATAGATGAAATTGTGTACATCAGAAGCATTGTGGAATCTGCAACACGCAAATTGGGCAGTCTACCAGGTGAAGTGGATGAAAAGTTCAAACCATGGAGCATACCTCTTGTGGAGAAATGTGATGAGTTAGTAGGTAAACAAATAACAGAAATGTTATTTGAGAGTGATTATTTGAAGAGCATACCAGTGAATTTTCTGCGTGGTGCCACATTCATGAACAATGTGGTGATAGTGGATGAAGCACAAAATCTGGAGCACAGCGAATTGGTTACTATTCTAACGAGATTTGGTAAAAACTGTAAACTGTTTGTTATAGGTGATTCACTTCAATCTGACATACAAAAATCTGGATTTGCAAACATCATGAAAGCTTTTGATACAGACCAAAGCCATGACAATGGCATACATGCATTTCATTTCACTGAAGATGACATAACCAGAAGCAAGCTACTCAAGTTTATTGTCAAGGTAATCGCGAGCATCAAATTTAAGTGATTTCTTTTTCAAATTGAGATATATGTCCTCAATAGCTTTGTAATCGTCTTTTAATTCTTTTTCTGCTTTCTTGGGCAGAAAATCACTTATCTCACCACCATACAACTGCTGCTTGGTTTCTGCATCCATCACTGGCCCCAGCTGGTACCTCCAAACAAATTGGAATAACTCGTGGTGGTGACGTTACCCACACGTGCACCTTGCGATGCAGGGGGTGGAGCATTCTTGAGAATGTTTGCCACATTTATGCCTGTTTCTGCAGCCACATCTTCTAAGAAATCTTTCACTTGATTGATGGGTGCCTGTATGGTGGTGGCCACAGTGTTGCCTGTTTGCTGAGGTGTAATAACAGAATCAAAAGAAACAATGGCAGAGTTTTTATCATGTTCCCACACTTCCACTCTCTCCACCCAGCATCTATTGTTTGTAATGCCTCTCACATGTGCATCAGCCACATCAAAGCAATATTCTGCTGTTCTTTCAATGCCAACACCTTTGGACATGACTCTCAAATCACATGCACCTGTTGCATGCAATTGCTTGAATGTTTCCAACAAGGGATCATCTGCTGCAATGCATAATGTATGATCAAATTGTTTTGCAAATACTTGCTTGAGAGCCTTTAAGCCACCAAAATCAACCACCCAATTTCTTTCATCCAATCGATTGCATGCAAACTGAAATTTCGCGACTAGTCTGTATCCATGTATAAATTTGCAGTGACTGTCTGCCTTCCATTGTCTAAAAGCGCAACTACCCAATTCAATAATTTTTGTACTTTCGTATTTCATATGTTTATTGTATACCTTAATATCACTATATCAACATCAAATGCATGAGGTGTAGTAACTGTCTTTTCTATATCCTGTATTATTATAAGGGTGTTTTTCTGGAAATCAACTGTTATTTGACTGTGCCTTGAATGTTATTTTGCATGCAATACTCTTCTGCTGCTTCTTTTGTGGCAAATATAAGAGGCATATGCGCCTCATTCAGGATGACATTGCCATCTGCATTCACAATGTAGAAGCCTCTCTTGGTGAAACTTGTTAACTTGGACATGCAGTTATTTATATGACTGGTGTTGCACTTACCACAGCCTTGTCAATCTTTAAAATCTTATATTTTTGCACCCGACCTTGTTGACTAACTATGGAGAACACTTCACCCTCCTTGGGATTTGCTGGTGCAGCTGCAGGTGTTTGTGACATGGGTGCTGTCACAGATCCTGAGCTGGTGCCACTGCTGCCAGCAGGTGTTGCTGTGCCTCCAGTTACTGTGCCGGCTGCTTGCATGCTGCCAGCCGTTGTCTGCTGTGCCGGTGTGCCTGGTCTGGATTTCATGAGAAGGGTATCCACAAACGTTTTGTCAAAATGTTCTACTTTGTCATGCTGCTTTTTAAGCTCTTCATCTTTCTTCTTTTGTTCTTCTTCTCTGCGATTTTCACCCTTGGCTAGACCACCTTGCAATGCATTTAACCCTCTGCCTATTTGCCCCCTGCCCATCACAGCTGTGGTTATGGCTTTGGGTGCATTCACAGCTGCAGCTGCAGCACCAACCCAATTGGATGGCTTGATCAAGCCTTTGCCTATCTTGCGAAGAAAACCATCTTCATTAAGAATGACGCTCACTAAATCGTTAAATTCAAGTTTCTTCATCTGATAAAAATCCTCTGTATAAGTCTGCCAGCTTGTCTCCTGTGTACCCACATTGACGAATGATGGTCTCCACATCACACAAGCTGTTTGTATTATTTATCTGTGCTATGATGGGATCATTCATTATTTTTCCATCTTTAAGCAATTGCCTGATCAGGTATTCTTTGAAGCAGCAAAATGAATCATAATCTGCTTCTGCAGCTATGGCCTCAATGAATTCCATAGGAATTGTCTCAATGCTCATTTCTGGGGAAAGCACCAGAATCTTCAAATGACCTTTGCCTTCTTCCAATACATATCCTTCATAACCATCCACTTTTGTGAAGTCAGCTTCAGCACTCACTTGTGCTGGATCCACCTTGATGCGTATGCGTTTCAAAGCTGTCTTCTTTAAGCTCTCTAATATTACATAATTGTATTTCATATCATTATTTCTTTACACATCATAGAATATGCACACTGCTTCATTGCCAAAATTCTTAATGGCCACGCGCACTTGAGACAAGGTCACTTTGCCAGTGGTTGATGCATCAGATACAGGCAGGAACAAACCTGTTGTCGGTATTAAATCACCTAATGCGGATATTGTCACATCAGCCATACGTAATATTATTTATGTTGATCTGGTTACATCTTATCATATAATATATATATGTCCAATGTAAAACTTGCTTTCGCTAATCACAATCATCCTCATACTCAAGAAGAAAGAGATCAAATCATTGAAAGAGCATCTAAGGCTTATGAAGCTTACATGGATGCTTTAGGATATGATTGGAGAAATGATCCTAACAGTGACAACACTCCGCACCGAGTGGCCAAGGCTTTTGTGGAAGACTTTGCATGGGGTTGTTACAGCTTGCCTCCCAAAATCACCGCTTTTGATAACATTGATCAATATGATGGCATGGTGTGTCAAAACAACATCAAATTAACTTCATTGTGTTCACATCATCATGCACCCTTCACTGGAGTGGCTCATGTGGCTTACATCCCATCCAAGGAAGGCAAGGTCATTGGTTTGAGCAAGCTCAACCGGGTGGTGGATTGGTTTGCTCGTCGTCCACAGGTGCAAGAAAACCTCACCATGCAAATTCATGCACACATTGATTTGGTGTGTGAGAAGAACAATGGTGTGGCAGTGCTAATTGAAGCCAATCACACATGTTGTTCCAATCGTGGCATCCGTCATGATTCCACCATGCGCACAGCCAGAATGTCTGGTGCGTTCTTGGATAACAATGACAATTCCAGAGCTGAGTTCTACAAGTTTGTAGAGTTTGCGCAGAATTAATTAACCTGCTATTTCCATCAAAGTGATGGTGGATGTTCTGTTGCTGCCAGGATTGGAAGTGCATCCTCTACCGCCATTATTTCGACAGCCTTGACCATAATAAGTATAGGCTTGATTTTGTGTAGTTGCTCCGCTGTCTAACCATTGAAAGGTTACAAAATTATATATCTGTGTGTTGACACTCCCTCCTACTCCAAATCCGCTGGCACCAGCATTTACAGCAGTGTATATGACAGATGCGTCTCTTACAATGCGAAAACCATAGCCTGTGTCTTGATCTGTAAAAATATGCTGGTTTATGGTTACAAGTATCTTTGAATTGGCACCCTTAGTTGTTATAGAATTAGAGATTATATTAGCATAGTTGGAATCATGTCTAACTTCAGTTGATGCTGTATTAAACACAACTTGTAATACTGTGCCTGCTACATTCAATCTGGTGGCTGTTATAGGCCCTTCCGCATATATACCCCCGCCCACTACTTGTAATTGCTTACCTGCAGCCAGTGTATGTATTCTGCAGTTACCGCCTAAATTATCTATCTGAACCCCGCCAAATCCTCCCGAACCTTGCAACTGTATTTCACCACCTTCTCCTACATCGTTCTGTTTTCTAACAGTTAAATAATCAGAAGTTATAACACCAGCAACATCTAATTTTTGCGTAGGGCTAGCTGTACCTATACCTACATTACCTGCATTAACTAAAATATTTGTAGGGTTGACTTTCTTTGTTACACCACCATCAGAAAATGGTATAGAAGCTGTGCTGCTTGGTGAATCTGCCGGTAATGCATCTATAGTTACATCAGCCATGTTATTTTATTTCCTTGTTCA